GAGTATGACGAGAGAGCAAGATGGTCAGACCAATTGTTTGGCAATAAGGTTGCATCTATTCCTTTGACAGTTATTGATGACTTGAACAAAGCTGGAATCATGCGTGGCTATGCTGTTCTGGATGACAAGCGTTTTGCTGCTTGGTTAAATGACCCAATGAATCGTGCATGGCGCACTAGAACTGGAGTGGTATGAGCCTCTCAACATATTCTGACTTGCAGACTTCAATAGCCAACTATTTGGCTAGGTCTGACTTGACTTCTCAGATTCCCGACTTTATTACATTTGCTGAAAACCGACTCCGTAGAGAGTTGCGTATTCGCCAGATGTTGAAATCCGTTACGACTGCTACAGTATCTGGTGACAATACCATTGAGATACCTGCTGACTTTTTGCAGGTGCGTGATTTTGTTGTAATGACAAATCCTATTCAGCCACTTAGCTACTCAAGTCCATCAGCATTGTCTAATGACCCAAGAGCATCAGAAGTTGGTGTTCCTTTGTCTTACACAATTCTTGCTAACGACTTTCAAGTATCTCCAGCACCAGATGGTATCTATACAGTAAAACTGTTGTACTTCTCTGCGCCAGCTTATCTATCGTCTAGCAATACAACTAACGTATTCCTGACAACAGCACCAGATGCTTTGCTCTACGCTTCTTTGATTGAAGCAGAGCCTTACTTAATGAATGACGCACGAATCAATACATGGGGAACTATGTATGACAGAGCGATTGCGTCCCTAACCAAGTCTGACGAAGAAGGTCAGTATTCTGGTGTTCCTTTAGCAATGAAACTAACTCCAAGGTGAAACTATGGCTGAAATGAGTAACTATCTCGAAAATGCGCTGATTAACGGCACATTGAGAGCAACAACGTACACAGCACCAACAACTGTGTACTTAGCCCTTTATACATCTGACCCAACAGACGCTGACACAGGTACAGAAGTATCTGGTACTAGCTATGCTCGTCAGTCAATTACATTTGGTGCGCCTAGCAATGGTGCAACTACCAACTCTGCTGCTATTGAGTTTCCTCAAGCTGGTGGCTCATGGGGTACTGTTGCCTATGTTGGTATTCGTGATGCTTTGACGACAGGTAATCTGTTGTATCACACACCATTAGACGCTTCTAAGACTATTGCAACTGGTGATGTGTTCCGCATTGCTGCTGGTTCATTGAGCGTTACTTTAGCGTGAGATGGCTGACTTACTGCCTCCGTGGACAATTGACTCGCTAGACAATTTAAAGTCTAGCATTGATGACTTAACACTCACACTCGATAGTCCACTTTATGAAACCTCTGTAACCCTATGGGATGCCTATGGGTCTGTAACTGCGTCTGCAAGCGTTATAGCCGATGGCACTAGGGTTCAGTTTGGTTCTGGGGCGGTAAACGGCACAGCAACTTTTACAGCAGATGCTGTCAGGGTTCAATACGCTAGTGCAAGCATTGAATGTTCTGCTAGTGCTTCATGTGAAGGCATTAGGGTACAGAACGCTACAGTTGGAATAGACGCAGTAGCAATCGTTATCTGCGATGCTATCCGTGTTCAGTTTGCAAGTGCAAGCGTTACCTGTAGTGCTGATGTAACTGCTGTTGGTGGCATCATCAAGGATGGCGTTGCCTCCGTTACTTGCGTAGCTTTAGTTGTCGCAAATGGCGGTATTGTCGCTGAAGGTGTCGCAAGTATTACTGGTAATGTAACAGTAACTGCAATTGGTATCCGTGAACAAAATGCTTCTGCTAGTGTTAGCGGAACATCTACAGTAACTGCTGATGCAATAAGGGTTAGAGATGCAGTAGCAAGTGTTACGGCTAATGCAAACGTATCTGCACAAGCTAACGCTACATATGGAAATGTGATTGCGATTACTGCGCTTGCTACGATTACTGCAAATGGCGTTATTCTTGGTGACAACTGGACTCCTGTTGTCGTAGATGACAACACATGGACACCAGTAAGCAGAGACACAAATACTTGGACAGCAGTTCCAGTAGATTCAAATACATGGACACCAGTTGCTGCTAACGACAACGATTGGACAACTCAGGCTCAAGGAAGTAATACATGGCTACGACAAAATTAACTTTTGGTGAGTGGATGCCTGACCAACCCAGCGTGTCGGGTGCGTTGACTGACGCTAAGAACGTGGTTTCTCAAGCTATCGGGTACGGCCCATTCCCTGCGCCAGTTACGTTCTCAACAAGTGATGCTGCTGAAGACTTAACTGCTCTTTATGCTGCCAAAAAGCCTAATGGTGATACTGAACTATTCGCTGCTGGCTCAACCAGAATTTACACAGTAACTGGTGTGGGTGCTATCACGCAAGTCAAGTCAGGCATGACCACAGGCACAGACGATAGAGTTAGGTTCACTCAGTTTGGTAAGACTGTCATAAGCACAAATAACGCACAAGTCTTACAAGCATGGACTCTTGGAACTTCCACATCCTTTGCTAACTTGTCAGCTAGTGCGCCTATTGCTAAGTTCATTACTGTCGTGCGTGATTTTGTCGTGTGTGCAAATACGCTAGAAACGACACAACAGCAGTATCGTGTACGTTGGTCAGCATTAAATAACGAGACAGATTGGGTTGAGGATGTAAACACACAGTCTGATTATCAGGACATTCCTGATGGTGGACAGATTGTAGGAATCCGTGGTGGTGAGTTTGGTCTTGTCTTTTTAGAAAGAGCCATTCACCGAATGAGTTATGTTGGTACTCCGTTTATTTTCCAGTTTGACAACATCTCTCGTGGTAAAGGGTGTATGGCTTCTGGCTCTATTGCTCAGTACCAAGGTGTCACTTTCTTCTTGTCTGACGATGGCTTTTATATGTGTGATGGACAGAACGTCACGGCTATTGGCGCAGAAAAGATAGATAGATTTTTCTTACAAGATGCCTCTGAATCTGACTTTAAAACAATGTCTGCTGCTGTTGACCCAATCCGCAAACTTGTAATCTGGAATTACAAAACTGTTAACGGAAATAGAAGCGTACTGATTTACAACTTTAAGACTCAGAAGTGGACTTATGGGGACGCAGGGACGGACTTCTTATCTGAAGCCTCTACCTCGTCTGTAACGCTTGAGCAGTTGGACAGTCTTTCTGCTTCCATTGATGCCTTAACCACAAGTTTAGACTCACAGTTGTTTATTGGTGGTAAGTATTTCTTAGGCGGCACTTTAGCCACTCGTGTGATGAGTTTTACAGGTGCTAACCAAACAGCCGTAATTTCTACTGGTGACTTGGATATTGGTGCTAACTCAGTAGTAACCCTAGCTAGACCTATTGTTGACAATGGCTCTGCAACTGTGGCTATTGCTTCTCGTACCCTACTAAACCAAGGTGTAAATTTTAATACTGCGGTAGCGGCTAGTTCAGAGAATCGTGTACCACTCAGAAGTGCAGGTAGATACCACAGGCTAAAGGTCACTCCAACAGGTGATAACTGGAATAACGCTATCTCCGTGGATGTGGATGTTACGCCACAAGGGGTTCGCTGATGTTTAGAAGCCTACCTGCATTTGGTGGTGACCAGAGGGCTGTGGCTGAAGTAGTCCGTGGCATCATGGACGGAAAGACCAATAACACAGGCACTTTGACTCTGGCAACTGGTGGTGCTTTAACTACCACTTTGACAGACAGAAGGATAGGCCCAGATAGCGTGATTGTCTTTGTCCCTGCCTCTGCTGCTGCTTTTGCTGATTCTGCGCCTTATGGGGCTTTTCAAGACGGAACAGACCAGACTGTAGCTAATACAACGACTGCCTATCCTATTACCTTTGATACAACCGACTTCTCTAATGGGGTTACCTTATCAAATAGTTCTAGGTTAAATGTAAAAGCAGCAGGGTTGTATAACATACAGTTTTCTATTCAACTGAAAAACACAACAAACGACTCGCAAGATGCTGATATTTGGTTTAGAAAAAACGGAACAGATATAGCTGCCTCTAACAGTAGGTTTGGTTTAGCCCAGAGAAAAGCAGCTGGTGACCCATATCACTTGATTGGGGCAATGAACTTTTATGTAGATTTGGCGGCTAATGATTACATCCAGTTAATGTGGAGAGCCTCGGATGTTGGTGTGGTAATTGAGCATTATGTTGCTGGAACAAGCCCTACAAGACCAGCTACGCCATCTGTGATAGCGACTGTTAACTTAGTGTCACTCGCTGCCTCAACAAACATCTACGCTAGTTCCCAAGGACAGGGTACGGCTACGATTACCCACTTTGCCAATTCAACTGCAAATAAGACGTATAGATATGCAATTATTGGTTGATTTTGATTATTTATGTATAATGTGTTCCGTGGATGACCCATCTCGGAATCCGAAACTCTAGGAGTAAAGATGGCTACTACCACTACGTCACAAATTGACCCAACAATCCAACCTTATCTGGGTTATGGATTACAGCAAGCACAGCAGTTGTATCAGGGCGGTGGCCCTCAGTATTATGGTGGCCCAACTTATGTTGCACCCTCCACTACCACTCAAACAGGATTACAGGCTTTAGAGGCTCGTGCTTCTTTAGGTAACCCTCTATTACAGTCTGCACAGAATCAGTTGCAGAACACAGTTTCTGGTGGGTTCTTGGGTGGTAATCCATTCTTCCAAGGTGCGTTTCAACCTGCTGCTCGTGCTGCTGAGACTCAGTTTAAAACGACTCTAGGCGACATTGCATCTAAGTCAAGCCTAGCAGGGCGTTATGGCTCTGGTGCTATGGGTTCTTTGCAAGACAGGGCTACTGGTGCATTTGGTCAACAGTTGGCTAATACTGCTGGACAGTTGGCTTACCAGAACTATGCTGATGAACGAGCAAGACAACAAGCGGCTACGATGGCTGCGCCTCAGATGGCTAGTGCTGACTATCAAGACATTCAGAATATGTTGCAAGCAGGTCAGTTGCGTGAGGGTTACCAAGGTCAGCAAATGCAAGGTGATATTGCTAAGTTTAACTTCTTGCAAAACCAACCACAACAGAACTTGCAGAACTATCTATCGTTGGTATATGGCAACCCATTAGGACGAGTAGCTTCTTCTACAACTAGCGGAACGCAAGACACATCCATGTTGCAAAATGCTTTAGGTCTAGCGGCTGTTGGTGGTGGTCTATACAAGAATCTAGGTGGCTCTGCTGGCATTAGCAACTTGTGGAATAGCGGTGCTAATTGGTTGAGTGGTGCGCCTAACATGGGTACTATTGATGCTAGTTACCCTGCTCTTGGCACTAACTGGTGGGATTAAACATGGCTGGACTATTAGACATTTTTGGTACAGGCGGTGCAGACACAATGGGTCTGTTGGGTATGTCACAAGCTGACATTGCTCGTAATCGTGACGATGCACAAGCACAAGCCTTGTATGCCCTAGCAGGGCGTTTATTCCAAGGTGGGAATACTGGTCAATCTATTGCTGAAGGCTTGCAACTTGGTCAGAGAGCCTATAAGGGCGGTATGCAAGACACATTGCAAAGCCAGATGCAGAACTTCCAACTGCAAGAATTATTGCGTAAGCGTAAAGAAGATGAAGCAAAGCGTGAGCAAGAAAAACAAGTTCGTTTACTTGCACCACAAATCTTTACCACTACGACTACGCCAGAACAAGTTACTTATGATGGCGTACCAAGTCAGTACCCTGCTGTTGATGACCTAGGTTATCCAATCCCTAATATGGCGGTTAAACCTGCTCAGACTACACGCACTATTGACCCTAACAAGTTGCAAGCCTTGGCTATGTTGTCAAATGACCCAATAGCGTCATTGGCAAACATGGCTAAACTTGTTCCTGACTTGCGTAAAGCAGGGTTTCTTGGTGGTGGTGGTCAAGAAGATAATCCTTTCTTGCAGTTTACAACTGACCCAACAGTTCCTAAACATCTTCAAAAACTTGCTTCTCAGTATGCGACTAGCTATAGCAAAGGGTTAATTGAACCTGATAAAGCTGATACACGAGCAAAAGAGATTACAGAGGCTATTGGCAGAAATCAGCAGTTTACTCAGTCGCAAGCAAGTCTTGATGCTATGAGAGCAGCTACTGAAGCTAATCAGCAAGCAATGCGAGTTTTGCAAAAGCAAGGTCTTGACCAATCAGCAGAAGGTAAAGCATTGGCGGCAAGTATTCAACAGCAAATGCTTGATTTGCGTAAAGCAACAGAAGCTAATAAGCCAGAAACATTCTCTTATGCTCAGAAGAAAGAGTTTGATGTTCTTACAAAAGCTAAAGAAGAAGCCAATAAAGCTGACAATATGAATTCTGTTGCTATGAGAGCAGCACCACTATTGCAACAGGCTTATGGTGGACGCATTGAGGCTGGCATTAAAGGCGTGGCTGGTGCTTTTGGCATTGGCTCAGAGGCTAAAGATGCAAACGATAAACTAGCTACTTTGTCACAATCATTGGCTTTGAATACGCCTAAGTTTAGTGGGCCTACCTCCGATGCGGATGCTAAACGCTATGACAAAGCTGTTGGTGATTTAGCCAACCCATCTGTTTCGTTGGCATCAAAAGAAGCGGCAATTAAAGACATTCAATATTTGTCGCAAAAAGCTAAAGCATACGCTGAACAGGCTGAAAACTTCTTCTACGAAAATAATAAGAGTTTGCGTGGATTTAAGTTTATTCCTCCTCCAGACCCATCTAATAATCCTTACGCTAGGTAAATATGGAAAAGCCAACAGCTAAAGACATTGCTTATTTAAAAGCTAACCCAGAGACTGCATCACAGTTTGATGAAATCTTTGGTAAAGGCTTGGCTGCAAGATTAGTTCCTCAAAGTGCTGATGTTGCAACCTTTGGTTTATATCCACAGATGGGTAGCAAACGAACAGGACGTTCTGAGGAATCAGCTAGTAAATTTGTGGGTGCTGCTACTCGTGGCATGGCTGCGCCTTTGGTTGGTGCTGTAGCAGGTACTCCGTTTGGCCCTGCTGGTCAACTTGCAGGTTCTATGGCTGTTCCAGTTGGTGATGCACTTAATGCGTTAATCAACATGATTCTTATTGGTGGTGAACAACTTACTGGTAAGGATTTGCCTCGTTTGCAGATGTTGTCTAAAACAGTCCAAGACGCTTTGACAAGCGCAGGTGTAGCAAAGCCTGAGACAACTGGTCAGCGCATGGTAGAGGCGGGTTTTGGGGCTTTGGGCGGTACAGGCGCAGCAGTAGCATCATTGCCTAACATTGCTAGACAATCAGCCACTCCTATGGTGCGAGAGATGGCTACTAGGATGGCGGTTAATCCTACACAACAATTAGTTACTTCTGTACCTGCTGGCGCAACAAGCCAACTGGTAGCGGAAGCAGCGCAACCTATCGTTGGTGATATTCCCGCTAGTGTTTTAGGCTTGGCTGCTGGTGTTCCAGTAGGTGCTATGGGTATGCAGACTAGAGCAAGAACACCAGAGCCTTTGACGTTTGCAGAACAACGTAATGCGGCTATGGCTGGCAAGGCTAAAGTTCTTGGATTTACTGATGAGTTAGCGTTAACACCTGCTCAAGCTGGCGCAGGTAAAACTGCTCAATTGTTTGAGGCAGTTGCTTCTACATTGCCATTTTCATCTTCTCAGTTTACCAAGAAGTTTAATCTTCAAGCAGACTATGCAGAGAAGGTTCTAAATCAAATTGCTAATATGTTTGGCGGTATGCCAAGCGCACCTGATGTAGCGTTTTCTGGCGGTGCTAAAGCGGTAAAACAAGCTGCTCAAGCTAATGTAGATAATATTGGTGAATCAATTAAAACTATTTCATCACAATCTGATATTAACTTGAGTGAAGTTCCTAGCTTTAAAAACAACATCTTAGAAGCAAGAAAATTACTAGAGTCTTTACCTCCTTCTGAGAGACAAGACAGACGATTAAAAGGTTTTGAAGAATTTTACTTTGGTGCTAAAAATGAAGCACTAGAGAGACAAGTTCAAGCAGCGTTAGATGATGCTGGTTTAAAGCCAACAAATCCTAACTACAAACAATTTGGTGATAGTGTTAGAAAACAATTGATTAAC